CCATGACAGGCTTGCTAGAACCATCCGTTAAGATTGAAATTGAGATACAAAGCCAAGAGAAAAGTGGCAAGGCTTGTCCTGTTGCTACAGGTGATGTAGAGGTCAATCTTGAGAATCGTCAGAAGGCCATCGACAAGGCTAACTATGGCCCAATGAACCCCAACGAAGCCAACATGGATTACTGGCGTGAGATCAGTAAGACTTGGAGAAACTCCCCAGATCAGGCTAAGAAGTCTCGCTGTGGTAACTGTTCTGCCTTTATCCAAACTCCTAAGATGCTTGCTTGCATTGAATCAGGCTTGGAGATGAATGGCGAGGAGATGGATGCTTGGGAAGTGATTGATGCTGGTGACTTAGGTTACTGCGAAGTATTCGATTTTAAGTGTGCCTCTAAGAGAACTTGTGAGGCATGGATTGCAGGTGGGCCAATAACCGAGGATGAATATGAGCACGACAAATCAGCAAGCTCTGGAAATGATGCAGAAGATGATGCAGAAAAAGACTAAACCCATGCCAGTCAGGGGTGAGCGTACTGCAAAGAACAAAGCAAAGAAGCCTAAAAAATGAGCCTCTATGAGAACATCCGCAAAAAGCGTGATCGTATCGAGGCGCAAAAGGCTGCTGGCAAGACTCCAGAGCGTATGCGTAAAGTGGGTGCGAAGGGTGCGCCAACTGCGTCTGCGTTTAAGCAAGCGGCTAAGACTGCTAAAAAGAAATGATTAAGCGAGGCTCAGAGCAGTTTTCTGGCTATAACAAGCCTAAGAGAACTCCTAACCATCCTACCAAGTCTCACGCTGTTTTGGCGAAGTCTGGTGAGGATGTGAAGTTAATTCGCTTTGGTCAGCAAGGCGTAAAAGGCTCACCTGATGGCACGAAGCGTAACGAAGCGTTCAAAGCCCGTCATGCTCAGAATATTGCCAAAGGCAAGATGAGTGCGGCTTTCTGGGCGAACAAGGTTAAATGGTGAGCAACATGAAAACTCTAAAGATGAACAAAGCAGGTAAAGCTAAGATGGCTACTGTGATGAAAGAATTTGGTAAGGGTGAACTGCACTCTGGCAAGGGCGGTAAGGTTGTTAAAGACCAAAAACAGGCCCTCGCCATTGCAATTAGTTCTGCTGCTAAAAAGATGGGCAGGATGAAATAATGGCTGAACTTGGCGCATTTTTTGGTAATCCAAACATACAGCGTCAAGGTGCTAGGGCTAGAGCCTTGGCAGGACAGAGAGATGTCAACACATTGGCAGACCCTCGCACTTATGCAATTGTTCAGGGTTTGTTAGGAACTGCTCCTGACGAGATGGGGTTTAGTGTCCTAAATCCTGATTACGAAAAGATCAGAAAAGCCGCAGAGCCAGCGTTTGCTTTGGGTTTGTTAGGTCAAGCAGCACCTTTGTTAGCACCACTTACTAAGGGTTTACCAGTAGGCGCAAGTATTCAAGATGCTGGTGGACTTTTAGGAAAGCGTACCCCATCACAATTTGTTCCTAATGTAGAAGCTGGTAAGGAAATGATTGTTCACCACAATCTTTCACCTGAAAAACTAGCACGAGTTGAAAAAGTAGGTGGTATGCCTGTGCCATCTATTGCTGTATCCAATGTAGAAAATCCATTAAGTAGTTTTGGTAATATTTCATTGATAGGCGACAAGTCAATGGCTATACCCTCTGCCAAGAATCCTGTCTATGGATTTGATGCTTACACAGCTAGAACACCTGAGATTGACTTTAAATTTGATACAAAAAGCGTTAAAAACATAGATAATTATTTTTCAGATGTTGCTAAAAAAATACCAGATGGTGACTACAGAGTTGATAGGCTAAAACAAGATTGGAAATATCGGTTTGATTCTGATATTTACAAAGCAAAGTTCCTTGATGAGCAGGGAATGTTGCCAGACCCTAACGATTTTGGAAAAGATACTTGGAAATTTACACAAGAAGTAAACCAACGAGTAAGAGACGCAAGACCTGCTTATGAAAGTTGGTCTGCAAACATGGACAACACATTAGCTGAAGCTGGTGTAACTCCAACAGAACGCATTTTTAGAGGTTATACAGATTCTGGTAACAGAAGCTATGCAGACGCAACACTAGACAATCTTGTAAGAGAGATGAAAGGTGGTGCTGGCGCAGAAGGCTTCTTCTATGGAGTAGGTAACATTCGTGCTGTAGCTACACCAAAATTTAAGAACTTTGAACAAGTAAAGGCTGCACGAGAAAACATTGTTTCTGCTAAAGACTTTGAGCCTGTTAAGAAAAAAGTAAACGAAGCATTTGAAGACTTAACCGACAGGATGAGAAGCCTAGAAGGTAATAACAATTACGCATATAAGCCAGAAGACGCTTTATATGAACTAGGTCAAGTCAAAAATGTTAACTTTTTAGACAAGATTTATAAGGATGTTCCAGAAGCATTAAAGGCTGATGTTCAGATTTTTATGAACAAAGTCAAATCAATGCCTACTGAATACTTTGAGATTAAGCCTCAAAGAGCCGTACAGGTAAGTGAGTTTGAAGGCGCTATTGTTCCTAAAGATGCGCCTCAGAAGTCTATTGACTATCTGAAAAGCCAAGGGATTGATAAGATTTACTTCTACGAAACTCCAGAAGAACGCACTCAATTGTTTAAGAAGTTTGGCGATAAGATGTTTGCCATGCCAGCTTTGCCTTTAGGTGCAACTGGTTTGCTAGACGAAGAAAAACGCAAAGAGATAACAAGTCTGTTAGAATAAAGTATTAACTTAACCTTGACCAACCCTAGAGGAGTCAAACATGGCTGGAAGACCAATAAACAAACTTCACCAAGAGGATGTACGCAAGAAAATCCAAGTAAGTCAATTACTAAATGTTTTGCAAAATCATGCACTTGGCATAAGTGAAGACTTAAGTCCTACTCGGATGAAGGCAATTGAAATACTATTGCGTAAATCTATGCCTGACATGGCATCAGTAACCATAAGTGGCGATCAAGATCAACCACTTCAGCACATCGTCACATGGGCGAAGTAATCGAAATCCCTTACGCACCAAGGGAACACCAACTAAAGGTTCACGAGTTACTAGATGGCAATAGGTTTGCCGTAGTGGTGGCTCATAGACGTTTTGGAAAGACTGTTGCGGCTCTCAATCACCTAATCCGTGAGGCGGTGCTAAACCAACAAGAGACACCCAGATACGCTTACATTGCTCCTACCTATGGACAGGCTAAGAGGGTGGCTTGGGATTACTTAGTCAAGTACACGCAACCTCTGGGTGGCACTAGCAACATCTCAGAACTAAGGGTGGACTTCTGGGGTAGACGCATCCAGTTATATGGCTCAGACAATCCTGATTCCTTACGAGGACAGTTTTTCGATGGGGTAATCATTGATGAGGTAGGCGATCAGAACCCTAAGATATGGACTGACATTGTTAGACCTGCTTTGACAGACCGCAAAGGTTGGTGCTTATTTATCGGGACTCCAAAGGGACACAACCACTTTAAAGAACTGCGAGACAGGGCTGAGAAAGAGGATGGATGGGGTTTGCTAGAGTTCAAAGCCTCTGAGACAGGGGTGGTAGATGACACAGAACTGAAGGCTGCTCGCAATGAGATGGGTGAGGATAAATACCGCCAAGAGTTTGAGTGTTCTTTTGACGCTGCCGTAGAAGGGTCGTACTATGGACAAATCTTGAACGAATTAGAAGCTAAAAAGCATATGCAAGAGATTCCTCACGAGGAAATTAGCAGAACTTTTACAGCTTGGGATTTGGGAATGGGTGACTCTACATCGATCTGGGTGGCTCAGTTAGTAGGAACAGAGATTAGATTGATCGACTACTACGAGAATCATGGGGTGGGCTTAGACCACTATGTGAAGTGGATTAAGGACAACGACTACTCAAAGGCTGAACACATCTTGCCCCATGACGTCAGGGTTAGAGAGTTAGGCACAGGTAAGAGCCGACTAGAGATGCTTGAGGAAGCTGGCCTAGAGATCAAGATAGCACCCAGAATGAGCCTAGACGATGGTATTCAGGCTGTAAGACG